TATTAAACAGTTCTGCATTTATATCTTCTAAAATAAGATACCTTGTGCCTGCAGGTTTATCTTTTGGATTTAACTTTCCTGGGTCTATAATTGCATCAACAGTTCCTCTTCCGCCTATAAGCGTGTTGAGCGGAACAGTGTCGGCGTCAAATGACAGAATCATTGAAAAATCGTCAAGGGGATTAAGACTGATGTATGCAATTATTTCTGAATTATTTTCTTTTAACAATCGTATCTGACTCAATCCTGCTTTAAATTTTCCCGGGTATAAATCTAGGATAGTTAACCAATTTGCTTTAGATTGAAGATCGTTTGTTGAAGTTAACAGATTGTCTGTATTATGCGGAACTAACGATGCTGAGTTGTTTAACACAACTAACGAAAAGTTACCGGGAGTTACTACGCTTCTTCCTGCCGGAGTTTGGCCAACAAATAAATCAGCAAGCGCATCGTCTTTATAATCGTGTCTACTTTCAAGAGTTGCAATAGATTGACTAATAAACACATTAGAAATAATTTTAGTAATAATGCCTAATTTTTTAATCTTTGCAGGAGGATTAATCCATATAGGGCAACTAAATTGTAAGTTACATATACTGATATCTGATTCTAACCCTTGCGGTATTGTTCTTGTTTCAAATGTTTGAGAAGTAAGTTCTACTACACTTAAACTAGACCAATCAATATAATTGTCTGTACTCTGTAATTCTAAACTAGGATTAAAAAATACAGTAATTTGTTCCCATAATTGTAATTTTTGATCAGTGTTGGTTGTCCATAAGTCTGCTGAGAAAGTAGCAAGATATGGAGTAGGCATAAGCCTTTCTACTGTGTAGTTACCGCCTTGACCCCTACCGTAAATTTCAGTACTATCATCAAAACTTCTTTCTCTAATATTAACTTTACTTACAAACGTTGGATCCTGCACACGACTTCTATCATACTGTAAATCTTTAATGTAACAAGCAATAAAAGGAGCACTTTGTATAATGTTTTCACTATTTTTGTTTATGATTTGAGATACTTGTCGACTTACATCTCCATACCTTACAGGTACTTCAACTAGTTGACCTTTTGCATCCTTGTAACTAAAGTTACTCATTAATCTCATAAATTGTGTGAGGTATCGTTTAACCTGCCCGTCATAGAAATAATCCATCAATTATCCTTTATAGGTTTTTCACCTGTTAGATAAGGTAAGCTAAACCATAGCTGGAACCATGCTGGCGTGCCTGGTTTAATATTATATTTTTTCATAAGCTCGCCTTTTTCGTTACCAGTGATACTTATGTTACTACCTTCGTAAGGCTGATAGCCTTTGAATTCTGTTATTCCGGCAAGACGTTTTAATTCTGCTAGTTCCATTAATTATCTGCCCTTGGTTTTAATGCTTTACTGAGTGCTTGTTTTTGTTGAATAACTCTTCCGTCAATTGTTGCAGTATTATTATTATTAACAAATGTGCCTCGTTGTGTTAGCTTAACATCTTTGCCTTGATACGGTGCTCCTATTGCAGTATCTTCTGTACCGTGATTAGTGAGCGTCATTCTTACATTATCTTCGTACTTGACCCAACGCTTACCGTCATATCTAAATAATCGATTTGGAAAATAGTCAGTACGTAAATGAAATTGCCCTTTACTGGCACCAGCTGGAAAATTAAGACCAAAGGAATACGGTGCACCGTTTGCAGGAGTAATATCCTCAGTCATATAACCAACATAAAAATCCTTTGAAGGATTAGCTAATGTGGTAGTTACATTAAGTCCTAATTGATCAATAGTTACATCTGTTTCTGAAGCATCAAGATAATCAACTAGCCCGTTTTCATCTAACGGAATTGTAAATAGATTTTTAGTTTCATATCCGCTTAATTTAACATCTTCTTCTGCTTGAGCAAGAATAGCACGATTAATTTCGATACTCTTATTGTAAGTTGACATTATGTCTCTTAATGTAGATCCATCGCCTGCTCCTGCATCTGCATCAAGAATTTCTTTAAATTCTTGACTGTCAACTAATGGTTGACATTTTGCTCTTATCAAATGAGGATACCATGTTTGACTAAAACCTGCGGCTGCTCTTGTTACATCAGTGATAACATAATAACGTTTTAAGGCAACGGCCGCATCATCTAGAGCATATTCGTCTTTTAAGTGTGGTAATTCTAATACATCACCGGCCATAAGTTTTCTACCTAAATTACCAACAGTAGAACTCAAATGGAACGTTACCATAATATTATCATTTTGCAAAAATAATCCAAACTGACTTAAATTAAAGTCAATATCTTGCATAGTGTAAATTCCACGCAATTGATATACATCTGGATCGTATCGCCTATCTCTGTTTTCTAAAAATATAAGATCTTGTATTCCTAATTCACCTATAGGATTTGTATTAACAGGAACACCGGGAGTAGAGTTTCCAGCATCCGGATTAACGGGACCTAGATATTTGTGAACAAACACATCAGTACCGCCCACTTGAAACTGTTCGTTTATTGCGCGGTCTAAAAATTTAAAATCATTGCCCTTTTCAGGACGGTACAGAGATAAACGTGGCATAGTGACAGTATTTATTGAACTAGTTCTTTTCCAAATTCTACAAAATTCTTTAATTGATTAACATCCATGCTCATACAAAGATTTTCTATTTCGTTAAAATATTGATATGCTGTTGGATTAGCTTTATGAAACATATTTTCTGCAGGGCTAACCCACTCTAAATTTTCAACAATATTGTTTGCAGGATTTTTATCTTTATGATTAACTACCGCGTTTTTCATTATTAGATAATTTTTACATTCTAAAAATACTTCAGCTACTAATCTATGAATATAACTTGTCTGTCGAATTCCGTTGTTAATTAAACATACAAGATAGTATCCGTCTTTGGTTTTAGATTGTTTTAGGATCATTTCTTTGCCTCTCTTTAATGATCTAACACGACCTATGTTACTTACTTCATATCCTGGAAGTCTATTAAGTGGTTTCCATTGTTCCATATTATTCTCCTTAAAGTATTTAGTAAGTATTTAGGAAAATACCAAATCTTAATGCATAGTAAAATAACTAAATATTCGTATGAACGATTCTACAATTTCCCGACAACAAGTAATCGACTACGTTAAACCCTTGCTAGGTGAAGGGATGATCGATGTTGAGTTAGAACCCCAGCATTATAATGTTGCAATTGACAGGGCTTTAGCAAAATTTCGTCAACGAAGTAGTAACGCCAGCGAAGAAAGTTATGCATTTTTAACTTTGCATACAGATATAAACGAGTATATACTTACTTCTGAAGTAACGGAAGTAAGACAAATATTCCGCAGAAGCGTTGGAAGTAGAAGTGGTGGGGGCGATGGTGGAACAATGTTTGAACCATTTAACCTAGCTTATACAAATGCTTATCTTTTAAGCTCTAGCAACATGGGCGGACTTGCTACATATTATGCTTTTGCCAGTTATCAAAAGCAGGTAGGTAAAATGTTTGGTAGTGAAATCAATTTTTCGTGGAATCCTACTTCCAAGAAGCTTACACTAATGCAACGACCACGCGGCGAAGAACAAATTTTATTATGGTTGTATAACCAACGTCCAGATTTTGTATTATTTCAAGACCCGTATGCTGGTATTTGGCTTAAAGATTATGCGTTAGCAACCTGTAAAATTATCTTGGGAGAAGCCCGAGAAAAATTTCAAACGATTGCTAGTCCTCAAGGTGGAACAACCCTAAACGGCACTGCCCTCAAAACTGAAGGTAAGGCAGAAATTGAGCAACTTGAAATGGATCTTATCAACTACAAAGATGGTGGAAAACCATTGACTTTTGTCATAGGATAATGTAAATTATAGTATCTCTGGAGATACTATGATTATAGGCTTTGTTGGTTTTATTGGGTCGGGCAAAGATACTGCCGCAGACTACCTAGTTAACTTTCACGGATTTAGACGTGATTCATTTGCAAACACATTAAAAGACGCGGTTGCGGCTGTATTTGGCTGGGACCGCGTTCTGCTGGAGGGTAGAACTGCGGAAGCCCGGGCGTGGCGAGAAGAAGTCGATATTTGGTGGGCAGAGCGATTAAAAATGCCCAAACTTACTCCTCGATGGGTATTACAATACTGGGGTACAGAAGTTTGCCGTCAAGGGTTTCACGACGATATCTGGATTGCTAGCGTAGAAAATAAGATGCGTAAAACTACCGATAATATTGTTATAAGCGATGTGCGATTTCCTAATGAAATCAAAGCAATTCATAATGCAGGCGGAAAAGTTATACGAGTAAAACGCGGCGAAGATCCTGAATGGTACGAGGCTGCTATTAGTGCTAATAAAGGTCCTGATGCAAATTCTACTTGGTCATTAAGTAAGGCTAAATTAGCACAGCTTAAAATTCATGCTAGCGAAACAGCTTGGGTAGGCGGCGACATAGACGTAACAATTTCTAATGATAGTACAATTGATGAATTGTTTTTATCGATCAGAAATCAGGTGATAGATCTCCCTGTCTCCATGGCAAATTGAGATCGTGCAGTATGCGCTGGCAGTTAGCACATACTGTTTTTAGATTGGTAATTTTACAATTATCTAAATCACCGTCTACATGATAAACATTAAATTGTACCATATGTTTACTGCTATGTCCACACTTATCGCATTTATTCTTTAAACGATATCCTGCACGATACCATTTAGGTAATCCATCTTTAGCTCCACGGGCGCAGTGGTCACATTTACTTCTATAAAACGGTTTTTTTTCTTTGTAATAGTTTATGGCCACCGGTCTTTTGCCGCAGGTTTTACATAATTTTCTCATCAGCGCCCTTTTCATGCCCTTTTCGTTGTATTTAAGTCGGTAAAATTTGAGGCCTTCCGCTAAATATAACAAATGATAATCCATTAAGGAGATACCAAATGGCAATGAGTTCAGCAGGCGTACAAGTAAACGTCATTGATGAAAGTTTTTACACTTCGGCAGCACCGGGGACTACTCCCCTTATTATTGTTGCATCAAAAACAAATAAGACTAACAGTTCCGGTACTGGAATAGCACCGGGAACTTTGGCTTCAAATGCAGGCAAAGTTTATACCATTACAAGTCAGAGAGATCTTTCTGATACGTTTGGTACTCCATATTTTTACACTGATTCAAACAGTAATCCTATTCATGGCGGAGAACTTAATGAATATGGTCTACAAGCGGCCTACAGTACGCTAGGTGTTACCTCTAGAGCCTACGTAGTAAGAGCTGATGTTAACTTATCCGAGTTGGTTCCAAAAACATCTGAACCAACAGGATTACCTGCCGCTGGAACTTATTGGATCGATACTACAAGTTCAAAATTTGGCATAAGCGAGTGGAACGCAACTACAAAGGTGTTTATTAATAAAACTCCTCGAGTAATTAACGATGTTACATTATCTTTATATGCTGATGCAAATAGAGTGCCGCTTGATAGTTTTGGAAATCAAGGCGATTACGCTGTTGTAGTTACCAATGATAATCGTTATACAATGTATTTTAAAAACGTTGACAACGTTTGGGTTAGATTAGGTAGCAACATTCAAACTACATTCGGCAACCCAATTGTTGATTCAAGATTTGTAAGCAACTGCTGGCAAACTAGCTGGCCTATTGTAAAAGGTACTCCGACACAACCGTCTAGCGGAAGTAGATTTGCTATTAACGATATAGAAATTACAATTACTGATCCAACAGTAGACGGAATTGCAAGAAGTATCAATGCCCTTACTCCTCAAGCAGGTGTAGGTGCAAAATCAGACGGTACTAACTTGTATCTATATGCTGATGCATCAGCACAATCAGATCAAGCAGCCGGCCCAAATGGAAAAATTGCATTAGTTAATAGAGGCGGCTCTGCAACTCTTGCTAGTTTAGGCCTTGAAGTTGGCGTTTTTGGACCATTAAAATTAACACTTGCTCCGCATTATCAATTCCCACAATATGCATCTCAGGGTGTTGCTACAGGTAGTGTTTATGTTAAAACAACAAGTCCTAATAGCGGTGCTAATTGGGTTGTAAAATATTTTAACGGAACTGAATCTATTTGGGAAACAGTAAATGCTCCAGTGTTTAAGAATTCTAGAGAAGCTATTAAATCACTTGATTCTTCCGGCGGTACAAACATTGCGGCAGGTAAGTTGTTTATTCAGAGCGATTACAACGAAGGTAACGGAACTGCGGCACAGGCAACTATTGCTAACTTTAAATTATATCGAAGAGTTACTTCGGCCCCTACAGTTGTAACAACAGTTATACCTAATACTTCGGCATTTGCTATAGGTGCAACATTTATAATTTCTGAAACAGAACCGAACAGTACTACATTAGGCAATCCAAAAACTGTAGTAATTACAACAAGTAGCGTTGCAGGGTTTGCAACTGCTGTAAGTGCAGTTGGTCTAAAATATGTTACTTCTACATACGATCCTGTATCAGGAGTATTAAGACTAGAACACTCATTAGGCGGTGAAATTTTCATGAGTGACGGGATAGATGTTCCGTTATTCCAAGCAGGTTTTTATGATTCTGCAACCAATACCTATGCTTCAAATGTGTATCCTACAGGGTTGTATGATGGATTTGCATTAAAAGCAAGTAACTGGAAACCAGTTGAGTTACTAACTTCTGTAGTAAAATCATCTGCAACCGCTTTAACTACAGCTCCAGCAGATGGAACATTGTGGTATTCTGCTATTCAAGACGAAGTTGATATTCTTGTACATAATGGCACAACCTGGGCAGGATATCATTCAGTATACCCATTGACTAGTCCTAATGGACCTATTATTAAAGCAACAGCCCCAGGCAAAGATGACGGTCAAAGTGACGGTACTCCATTAGTAGACGGCGATTTATGGATCGATAGTAGCGACCCAGAAAAATATGGTCAAAATGTTTATGTATGGAGCGCAAGTTTAATCAAATGGGTTAAACAAGATCTTACAGACAATACAAGTCCAACAGGATGGTTGTTTGCTGATGCTCGATGGGGTGCTAGCGGAACTGCTACAACGCCGGCAACTATCAAGGCATTATTAACAAGTTTATATCTTGATCCAGATGCTCCTGATCCTACAATATATCCACAGGGTATGCGCCTATGGAATACTCGTCGTAGCGGAAACAATGTAAAACAATACAAAGCAACCGCAATTGATATCACTGCCGACAACGGTACTAATCAGCGTTTTAACGACGAAGTTATGGACGGATCTACTAATTCTCCTAAATATGCAACTGCTCGTTGGGTAAGTGCATCTGGCAATAATGAAGACGGATCTGGTAAATTTGGTCGACACTCACAACGTGGGTTTGTTGTCAAAAGTCTTAAATCTTTAATTGACACTAGTCTATCAATTAGAGATACTGATACAATGGTAGTTAATTTACTAGCATGTCCTGGGTATCCAGAGACAATTACCAATTTAGTAGGCCTAAACGTAGCTAGAGGATTAACTGGATTTGTTATTGGTGACACACCGTTTAGATTACCTGCTACAGGTACTGCTCTACGTGAATGGGGCGCAAGCAATACAGCACTTGACAACGGAGAAACTGGATCTGTAACGTACGATGAATACATGGGAATGTTCTATCCAAGCGGGTTTACCACAGACAACAGCGGTAACAGCATTGTTGTTCCGCCAAGTCATATGGTATTGCGTACTATGGCGTTGAGTGATCAAAAGAGCTACCCGTGGTTTGCTCCAGCTGGTACACGCCGCGGTGGTGTTGATAACGCAACAGCAGTCGGTTACCTTAAAAACGGCGAATTCCAACAGGCTCCACTACCACAGAGCTTACGAGATGTTCTACAAGATGTTAAGATTAATCCAATTGCAACATTGCCTGGAGCAGGAATTGTATTGTTTGGTCAAAAGACAAGGGCTAGGAATTCAAGCTCTTTAGATAGAATCAACGTATCTCGTTTAGTTGCGTACTTACGTAGACAACTTGACTTGTTAGCTCGTCCGTTCTTGTTTGAGCCAAACGACAGAACTACACGTAACGAACTCAAGCAATCGGCAGAAAGTTTATTACTAGAACTTGTAGGACAAAGAGCACTTTACGACTTTATTGTTGTATGCGATGAATCTAACAATACTCCTGCAAGAGTTGATAGAAACGAACTATATCTTGACATTGCTATTGAACCAGTAAAAGCAGTGGAATTCATTTACATTCCATTACGCTTGAAAAATACTGGTGATATTGCAGCCGGAAGATAATGGGTAAATACATAGAACAAGGAACCCTACGATGATCACTTTAAACAAATTTTCAGTTCCAATTCCGGGGCAAGGAAATCAGACGTTACTGATGCCAAAACTAAAATACCGCTTCAGGGTATCTTTAGAAGGTTTTGGCGCATCTGGCGGAAGCACTGAATTAACAAAGCAGGTAATGAACATTACTCGCCCAGGAGTACAATTCGACAATATCGAATTAAACATTTACAACAGTAAACTTAACTATGCTGGTCGTTACACATGGGCAGATATTACCCTTGTTGTAAGGGATGATGTGAGCGGAGATACAAGTAGAATTGTTGGAGAACAAATTCAGAAACAATTTGACTTCTTCGAACAAAGTTCTGCGGCAGCAGGTATCGATTACAAGTTTACAACTAGAATTGAAATCCTAGACGGCGGTAACGGATCCAACGAACCAGGCATTTTAGAAACGTTTGAACTATACGGATGCTATCTACAAAATACAGTTTATTCTAACACAGATTATTCATCTAGTGATCCTGTAGATATTACTATGACAATTAAATATGATAACGCTATTCAAATGAAGGGCACTACACGCAGTGGTATTGGTTCTGAAATTGGAAGAGCAGTAGGCCAGGCAGCAACTGGTTTAGGTTAATCAACATAACCCAATAAAAACGGACCTTACGGTCCGTTTTTTTTAATCTAAAATCTGCATCTGTGCATTATGATTCTTGCCCTTACCATTAAGTATTTCATTAAGATAAAAAGTAAGTTGATGTAGCTCTTCTCTACTGTAATGAAAATACCTGCAAGGAAATCCAATGACATGCATCAGATAACTATCACTTGGTCTATGACTTAAACTTAAGAATGCTTGATTAGGATTTGCTATATTTTCTCTTACATGAGAAAACATAAAAGGCCCGCTATTTTTTCCAACTATAAGCTCTGCTTTAGTTGATAAAAATCCTATTTCATTAAGGTCACCTCCCTCTACTTCTGCAAATATATCATCTGTAAAATATATATTAGATGTATAAGGAAACCACTCGGTACTAAATTTTGTAGTACACACAAATGAAACATCAGGATGAATCTGTGCTAGATTTTTTATAATCTCTCCCATGGTGCCTAATTGACTTTGAGAACTTTGTGCTATTCCATTACAAAATAAAGCTATACGTCCTTTACCTTCAAGCCATGCCAATGCAGGCGCAATATTAAATTTTGACCAATCTGTGGTAGGTATAAGTGCAAATAAGTTAGTAGTATGTTCAATTGGCCTATCTAGATACCATGCTACTCTGTCGTAGATATACATCCACATTCTATTGAGCATTGGGTAGTTTGCATGTTCCTCATTAGGAAACATAAAATCTTTATACCCTCCAACCCAGGTGTTAATGTAGATGGTATCCTCTGATGCAGAAACTCTATGAGAATCTGTTACAGGTATTTGATCAATAGGTAAGTGCGTGAACGGCATATCTCCCATAGTTTTAATCTTATTAACCTGTGAATGTGAGAATTCAATATCAGGTAGTTGTCGAATTAAATCTTGCATATAACCTTTACCGGAGAACACATCTCCGTTATGCCACCTATTATAAAAACAAATTTTATTGATAGTCATTAGTATATTTTTTCCTCAACAATGTGGCTGTTAGTAAGCTCATTAATTTGTCTTTTCACCACTGCTCGTTTATCATTATAAATGTAAACAGACCTAGCAAGGTCGATAAACTCCTGATCAAATAATTTTGATTTTTCTTTAATACGTATTTCGTCTTCAATTTGCCAAATAATTTCATTAATACATTTTAGTTCTAGTGACAGATTTCTAATTATTATTGTATCT